TCGGAAGAGGGGGTGTTGGTAAAATTACTGTTGATGAATATCAACCAGTTAACGCAAGTTATAATATACCTCAAGAACTGATATCTGAACAACCAGTAAATATTAATTATCCATCAGCGATGAGTCCAGTTATGGAAGCAACAATACCAAAATATAATGGTGAAACACCAACTCCCGATAGAATTTTAAAATCAAATCTTCCCGATGAAATTAAACAATTAATGATGGAACACCCAATTGTTCAACCAAACTCTATGGTAGCACCATCATTATCTGATGATTTGATTAATAAAGCGGCTAGATTAATGAATACTAATGCTAAAGGTGAAATTGTTAATGAAGTTGTTAAACCTAGAACTAATCAACAACCACAACAATATGGTGTTAATTTAGATGATATTAGAAATGTTGTCAGAGAAACCGTTGAAGAAGTTTTAAAAGAAAATGGACTAATGGTTGAGTCAACATCAAAATCCAATGAGTCATTTAGATTCAAAGTAGGTCAACATATTTTTGAAGGTAAAGTAACAAAAATTAAAAAAGTTTCTCAATAACCCTACCATAATTTTTTAAAGACCTCTCATTTTAATGGGGGGTTTTTTTATGTATGAATATTACCTTTTGATTAAACTGGTGTATATTTATAATTATTATGGGTAAAAAAATAGAATTAAACGAAAAATACATCATTGATGAATATCTAAAGGGTAAGAGTTCATTAAAACTTTCAGAAGAACTAAAGGTTTCAAAACCAGTGATTTTAAGGATACTTAAAGAAAAAAATGTGACTAAAAAAAGAGATAGATGTAAATCCCTAAATATTAAAAAAGATGGGGATATGTATTTTGTTGTACGTAAATGTCCTAATTGTAATAAAGACATTAAAACAAAATCTAAAGATAAAACAATATGTTGTAGAAATTATTTTAATAGATTAAATGGTAGTGGGTTATGTAAACCTTGTTCATTAAAATTACAAATGGGTGAAGGTAACCCATTTTATGGTAAAAAACATTCAGTGATGTCAAAAAAACAAATATCTAAAAATAGAAAAGGGAAAGGTGTGGGAGATAAAAATTCTATGGCCAACCCAAAATGGAAAAAAAAGGCAACTAAAAATTTAAAGAAAAAATGGGATAATGGTGAAATGGAACACGCTAGAAAAATTATGTCAAAAAAAATGAAAGAAACAATACGTAAAGGTAAGATTAAATCTTATATTAAATCAAAAAAAGAAAAAGAAATATTTGATGAAATAAAAACATTAGGTTACACTATCAAACAATCATATAGAGTTGATACAAAAATTTGTGATTTATTTGTACCTAAACTTAATTTAATAATAGAATATTTTGGGGATTATTGGCATTGTAACCCAAAAAAATACGATAATTCTTATTTTAATAAAAAAAAGAACCAAACCGCTAAAGAAATATGGGAATATGATAAGAATAAACTTGAATTAATTAGAAATTATGGTTATAATTTAGAAGTTGTATGGGAGAATGACCTAAAGAACAACAATAAAATAATTTTAAATATTATTAATAAATATGAAACAAAAAACAATTTCCCCCCTGAATGGTCGCGAAAAGATTAGGATACTAGTTATCCCATCTGACCGTACAGGGGTTGGTTAAGGAAAGTTCCGTTCCATTGACCCCCACATTATGTTACAAAATATGTATCCTGATGATTTTCACATAGATATTGACTATGAACCAAATATGAATGACATTAATTTTTGGAAGAAATACCAAATAGTCCATATCCATAGAAGTATTGGTGGGATGTATGACCAAACAGTGGAGTTATTAAAGTTGTTTAAAACTGAAGGTATTATTGGTATTGTTGATATCGATGATTATTGGTTACCAACAAAAGAACATCCAATCCATAGTTTAATCCTTGAGAACAAACTAAATGAAAAGATTGTCGCTAATTTAAAAGAAGCGGAATATGTAACAACAACTACAACAATTTTTGCTGATGAAATTATGAAGTTTAACAAAAATGTTGTTATTTTTCCTAACGCGATTAATCCTGAAGAATCACAATTTAATGAACCAACATTACCTTGTGATAGAATAAGAGTAGGATGGTTAGGTGGGTCATCACATTTACACGATTTAAAACTTTTGGATGGTTTTGTTCAGAAAAATTCTGAGTTTAACGATAAATTACAATATGTGTTATGTGGTTTTGATACTAGAGGAACTATAACTGAAATTAATAAAGAAACTGGTGAACAAAAACAAAGACCAATTAAACCACACGAAACTGTTTGGGCTAATTATGAACAAATTTTCACTAATAATTATAACATTATTGATGAGAAATATAAAAACTATTTGTTTAAATTTACCGAAGAATCATATTCATCTGATTTGGTATTACCATATCAAAGAGTTTGGACAAAACCCGTTTCTTCTTACGCAATGAATTACTCAAAATTTGATATATCGTTAGCACCGATTAAAAATCATATCTTTAATAGAGTAAAATCACAATTAAAAGTAATTGAAGCGGGGTTTTATAAAAAGGCGTTGATAGCATCAAATGTTGGTCCATATACAATTGACTTAAAACATTCATTAAAAAATGGTGAGTTTGTTGATGGTAACGCACTTTTAGTTGATGAAACAAAAAATCATAGTGATTGGTCTAAATTCATTAAAAAATTGGTTCAAAATCCAAATATGATTAAAGATATGGGTGAACGTTTGTATGAAACAGTTAAAGACACATATGATTTACGACAAGTTACAAGAAATAGAAGAGATTTTTATTTGAGTTTAATTAAATAATATATAATATGATAAAGATAAACATTAACAAAATTTTATTCCTCGACATTGAGACAGTAGGAATTGAAAAAAATTATGATGAGTGCGTTAAGAATAGACCAGAAATCGCAGCACAATTTGATAAATACTTTGATTGGTTCTTAAAACGTTTTCCTGAAGATGCAATCAAAGGAATGAACGAAGAGGAAAGAAAAAATATTGTTTTCTCAACAAGAACTGCTCTTGTGCCAGAATTTGCTAAGATTGTTTGTGTATCTATGGCATTTGTGGTTGGTAATGGTGAGATTAAATCCCAATCATTTTCTGGGGATGATGAACATAAACTATTAAAAGATACACAAAAACTTTTGGATAGATGTGGTAAATTGGATTTCTATTTGTGTGGACATAATCTGAAAAACTTTGATATCCCAATGTTGGCAAAGAGAATGATTATTAATGGATTAATGCCCCCATCTATTTTACCAACGTATGATACAAAACCTTGGGAGGTTAAAGCGATTGATACTAAAGAAATTTGGCAATATGGTTCATATACTTCAATAGGGTCATTAGATTTAATGTGTACTTGTTTAGAAATCCCAACACCAAAAGATGGTGAGGTTACTGGTGATAAAGTACATACCGCATATTGGGATGAAAATAAATTAAAAGAAATAACTGAATATTGTGAAAAAGATGTAAAGGTCTTAATTGATACAATTAATAAACTAATAGGATTGAAAAAATGATAACTGACCCAGAATATTTAAAAAACAAACTTGAAGAATTGGAACGATTAATGAATGTCGAACTTGATGATGAAGATATTGATTTTACCGAAAGTTTTGATGATATTTATGAAGAATATGGAATTGACGTTAATAAATTAGAAAAAGATATGGAAGAATACCACCCAAAATTAAGATTAGGGTTCACTAAATTACATCAAGATACCATCGACCCAACTTACGCTTATGAGAGTGACTCAGGGTTCGATTTGAGGTCAACTGAAGAAATTACCATACCACCATTTGGTAGAGCATTAGTACCAACTGGATTGTCATTCAATATTGATGATGGATTTGAAATCCAAGTTAGGTCAAAAAGTGGGTTGGCAATTAATCAAGGATTAATGGTATTAAATTCACCAGGTACGGTTGATAATGGGTACACTGGGGAAGTTAAAGCAATTATCTTCAACACCAATCAAGAACCATTTACAATAACAAAAGGAATGAAGGTTGCCCAAGCGGTTCTTTGTCCAGTTATAAATGGAAAATGGGTTGATTTACAAGAAGAAGAAACCTCAGCTAATAAAGATAGAAATGCCAATGGATTTGGGTCAACAGGGATATGAAAACAAAAATAGAACTTGAGATTGAAAAAATAATAATAGAACTAGTAATGTCTGGTTATAATGATGGGTGGTGGAACAATTATATGGAAGAAAAATTAAAAAAATTAAAAGCATTACTAAATAAATGATTACAATAGTTTACTCAACACATAAAGATTTTATATATAACAATAATTTTAAACAACATTTGTTAGACACAATTGGTATTAATGACGTTGAAGTATTAGAATATCAAAACAACAATCAATATTCATTAACCGAAATTTATAATAAAGGGTTAAATGAATCATCAAATGATATTGTTATTTTTTGTCATAATGACATTATTTTTGAAAAAAAATATTGGGGGAAACGTATTCTAGAACATTTTGAAAAAAAATCTGATTATGGTATTTTAGGTGTTGCGGGCACCACTTATTTCCCAAGCACTGGAACTTGGTGGGACATCCAATCAGAAATGATTGGACAAGTGTATCACCAACACCAAGGTAGAAAATGGTTATCACAATATAATAAACCATTTGGTAATAAAATAATGGATACGATAATTGTTGATGGTTTATTTTTTGCGGTGAATAAAAAGAATATTAAATCAAAATTTGACGAAGATTTTAAAGGGTTTCATTTTTATGATATATCCTTTTGTTTCGAGAATTATTTATCAGGTGTCAAAGTTGGTACAATATCTAATATCCCAATAACACATTTATCAATTGGAATGACCAATAAAGAATGGGAAAATAATAAAACTTTATTTTTAGAAAAATACAAAAAAAACTTACCTATTAAATTAGAGTCAAAATACCCAATAAACAAGATTAATAGTAAATTGCCTTTGGTTTCTATTATTATGCCAATTTATAATTATGGTAAACAATTTGAAAAATCATTAAGTTCAGTTTTTGAATCAACATACAAAAATTTTGAGATTATAATAATAAATGATGGGTCATCGGATGAATATGTTCTAGAAAAATTAGAAAGTTTTAATAACCACCCCAACATTAGAGTTATACATCAGGAAAATCAAGGTCCTTCTGCAGCTAGAAATAATGGAATTATCGCATCAAAAGGAGAGTTTATTTTACCTTTGGATTCTGATGATATGATTCACCAAGATTATATCCAAAGTTGTGTGAATATCTTGAAAAAAAATAAGGATATTAGTCCAGTATATTGTGATACTAATCATATTGGACAAATACAAGGTATAGAACAAAGACCAGAATGGTCTATGGAAAGATTAAAACAAGGACCATTTATAGTTAATTGTTCTATGTTTCATAGGAAAGCCTTTGATATTTGTAATGGATATGATATATCAATGAAAGGGTGGGAAGATTATGATTTATGGATAAGAATGGGTTTAAATGGGTATACCGGAAAAAGAATACCTAAACCACTTTTTATTTATTTTCATCACGAAAGTGATGGTACAATCTCAACCGAAGCAAATAACAATCAACAAGAATTGTATAATAAAATTATTAATAAAAATTATGAAAATATTAGTTAAATTACCAACAAAAAGAAGAAAAGAAAAATTTTTCTCTGTTTTAGATAAATTTATTAACTTATCTGAAAAATCTGAAAACATACATTATTTAATTACGTTAGATAACGATGATGAAGTTATGAACACATCTGAAGTTAAAGAGAGATTCAGAAAATATGATAATCTTAGTTATGTTTATGGTGACTCAAAAAGTAAATTAGATGCGACTAATAGAGATTTAGATTTATTTAAAAATTGGGATATATTAGTACTAGCTTCTGACGACACAATACCAGTCGTAAAAGGATGGGATACAATTATAGTTAATAAAATGGTTGAGAATTTTTCTGATACTGATGGGACACTTCATTTTAATGATGGTCATCAAAGAGACAAACTTAATACATTACCTATTTTAGGAAAAAAATATTTTGATAGATTTGGTTACATACAATTCCCCGGATATAAATCACAATACGCCGACAATGATTTTATGTCAGTAGCTAAAATATTAAACAAAATTGTTTACTTTAGTGATGTGATAATTGAACACCAACATCCTGATTGGGGGTATGGGAATTATGATTATGCCCATGTTGAAAATAATCAAAATTTAGGACATGACGCTAACCTATTCAATTATAGACAATCAATAAATTTTGGAATAAATTAAATAAAATAAAAAAAAAGATGGAGAGAAAGTACTTACCAACGTTAAGTGAATTAGTCGATAGATTATCTATCGTACAATTGAAAGAAGTGTTTATTACAGAACACAAATCCGAATATTCGGAAGAAATAAAAGATATTTTACACGACATCCAAGTGTTACTAGATGAATATGATGGTAAAATAACTTCAGAAACAATTAGAGCTATTGTTGTTTTAAGTCAAATGAATTTACATATTTGGCATAATGAATCAAATTATAGAAAAGGGATTAAAGATGGGAATAATCTTGAATTAACCCATGGTTTGAATGGTATCCGTAATGTTGCTAAAAATAAGATACAAGAAATTGTAGGTGGTCGTAAGGACTATAAAATTGACTGTCTTGCCGCAGAATTTAAAGGGTGGGAAATAAGTTGGTAATTTAAAATAATTAAAAAATATGGAAAAAGTATTAATTACAGGTGGTGCTGGATATTTGGGGTCAACCCTTTGTGAACACTTATTAAATAATGGGTATTCTGTGACAGTTTTGGATAATTTAATGTTCAAACAAATGTCACTACTACATTTATTTAAAAATGAAAATTTTAATTTTATTTTAGGCGATGTTAGAGATAAAGAATTATTACAAAAATTAGTATTAGAACATAATGTTATCATTCCATTAGCGGCAATAGTGGGTATGCCTGCGTGCAAAGCAAATCCTCAATTAGCAACTGATGTAAATTATAAACAAATTGAACATATTGTTGAAATCCTTAAACCTAATCAAAAGTTAATATTACCAAATACTAATAGTCAGTATGGTTCATCAGACACAATTATAACTGAAGAAAGTCCATTTAAACCATTATCACATTACGCAAAAACAAAATGTGACGCTGAAGAATTACTATTAAAATCAAAAAATGGTATTGCTCTTAGATTAGCAACTGTTTTTGGAGTATCACCAAGAATGAGAATGGATTTATTAGTAAATGATTTTGTTTATAAAAGTATTACTGATGGATATCTAGTATTATTTGAATCTCATTTTAAAAGAAACTATATCCATGTACAAGATATTGCTAGAACGTTTGAGTTTATGATTAAAAATTATGAAGAGTGTAATGGTCAAGCATTTAATGTTGGTTTGTCTACGGCAAATCTAAGTAAGTTTGAATTGGGACAAAAAATAAAAGAGTATGTACCAAATCTAGTTATTAAAGAGGATAACTTTAAAGAAGATTTTGATAAAAGAAATTATATTGTGTCAAATGAAAAACTAGAATCTAAAGGATGGTTACCAAAATATAATTTAGATTATGGTATTAAACAATTAATTTCATCATATAAAATGATTGGTAACTTCATAAACAAAAACTTTACTAATTTGTAAAAATATGGATGTTTTATTTATTACCCCCGGAAACTCAACTGGGGTTTATCAAAATTTATCAACTAAATACTCATCAATTGAACCCCCAACTTGGGCATTGTTATTAGCTGAATCTTGTCGTTCAGTTGGTTTTTCAGTTTCACTCATAGATGTTAATGCTGAACAATTATCAAATGATGAAGTTTTAGAAAGAATAAATCAAATAAACCCAAGATTATTATGTTTTGTTGTATATGGACAAAACGTTAACGCTGGAACTGTTAATATGGGTGGAGCCACATTTTTGTCTAATTATTTAAAAGAAAATAATGTTGAGACACCAATTTGTTATATTGGTTCTTACATACAAGCGTTACCTATTAAATGTCTTAAAGACGAAAAAAGTATTGATTTTGGTTTTACTAATGAAGGGGTATATGCTTTAAGAAATGTTTTATCTCTAAACGAGATTAATAACGAAACTATTAAAGATATCAGAGGTGTTGTTAGAAGAGAAGATGAGAATGTTATTATGAATCTTCCCGAAAAAGTTGTCCCAAACGATAGAATGGATATTGATTTACCAGGTTATGCTTGGGACTTACTACCATTTAAAAATAAACCATTAGATTTATATCGTGCGCCTATGTGGCACGCAGAGTACGACCAAGAAAAACGAAGTCCTTATGCGGCAATCCAAACATCATTAGGTTGTCAATTTGGTTGTGATTTCTGTATGATTAATATTTTAAATAGAAATGACAATGATGAAATAGGTGTTGCGGGTAATTATAGTGCAATGAGATTTTGGTCACCAGAATTTATAATAAAAGAATTTGATAAATTAGTTGAATTAGGTGTTCATACAATTAAAATCACTGATGAAATGTTTCTTTTAAATAGAAAATATTATGTACCACTATGTGAAATGTTAAAAGAAAGAGGATATGGTAAATTTTTAAGAATGTGGGCGTATTCTAGAGTTGACACAGTTCGTAGACCTGACTTATTAACATTAGTAAGAGAAGCGGGGATAAAATGGTTAGCCCTAGGAATTGAGAGTGGGGATAAAACGGTACGTCTAGAGGTATCCAAAGGTAAGTTTGAGGATGTTGATATCCAAAAAGTTATTGAGCAAGTACACGATGCTGATATTGAGGTTATGGCCAATTATATATTTGGTTTACCTGGTGATACAATATCTAGTATGGAAAAAACTTTAGAGTTGTCTAAAGAATTATGTACTTTTGGGTGGAATGCTTATGCTGCAATGGCATTACCGGGTAGTAAATTATATAAAGATGCTTTACAAAATAACATTCCATTACCATCAACTTATGAAGGGTTTTCGTTTCATTCATACGAAACTTTACCACTCCCAACTGAAACTTTAACCGCCGCCGAAATTTTGAGATTTAGAGATGATGCTTATTATGACTACCATACTAACACAAATTTTTTAAATAAAATTAGAAGTAAATTTGGACAAGTGGCTGTTGACAATATTAATGAAATGGTTAAAATTAAATTAAATAGAAAAATATATAATGATTAATTTAAGTGTAATTATACCAGGTATAAGACCCGAAAATTGGGTTGCAATATACCATCAATTAAATGATAGTATTTCACCATTTAATTTTGAACTTATCTGTGTTGGTCCTAATTTACCACCTAACGAACTTACAGAATATAAAAATTTTAAATACATTAAGGACTTTGGTACACCTAGTCGTTGTCTACAAATTGGTAGTGAATTTGTTGAGGGTGAATTTTTATGTTGGGTTCCAGACGATGCAATAATTGAAAAGTCGGCTTTATATGAAAGTTTAGAATTTATGTATAAAAACTCAAACGAAAATGATGGGATGTGTTTATTATATTCTGAAGGTGTTGATTACACTGGTGACCAACATTTAACACCTGAGTATTGGGTAGGTGTTACACATAGAGACCAAAGACATGCACAGGTGAATCCATCATGGAAAATAGCCCCTGTTTTTCTATATAGAAAAAAACTTTTTGATGAATTAGGGGGGTTAGATTGTCGATTTGAACATGTTAATATGAATACCCATGATTTAGCGTATCGTGTACAACATTTAGGTGGGACTATTCATATGTCACCAAGAAAAATATTAGGTGTTAGTTGGGTCGAAAATCAAAAGGTAATCACTGAAGCTTACTATGAAAACGATTCCCCATTATTTGCGGAATTATACAATAAACCAGAATTTCCAAGAGTTATAATAGATAAAAACAATTGGAAAGAATCCCCAAGTATTTGGGAAAGAAGATTTAATAAAATATGAAATTACATTTAGGTTGCTATCAAAAAAAGATTTATGGGTTTACTAACATAGACATTAGAGAGGATGTGAATCCTGATATTGTTGATGACGTTTTTAAACTTGAAAAAATTAAAGATAACTCAGTTGAGTTAATATATGTTTGTCATGTTTTAGAACATGCTACAATTGAGGAAGCGAAATCTGCGATTAAAAGATGGTATCAAATTTTGAAACCTGGTGGTGTTTTAAGAATTGCGGTACCTGATTTAGAAGCGGTTTTTGAACATTATATTTTTCATAAAGATTTAAAAATTTTAAATTCTTTTATTTATGGTTCTCAAAAACACGATTATGACTATCATAGATGTGGATGGGATGAAAAGACACTAACAGAATTTTTAAAAAGTGTTGGGTTTGATTCTATTTGTAGATACGATTGGAGAGAAACAGAACATTTTTACATTGATGATTATTCACAATGTTATTTACCAGAAATGTCATATAAAAGTAGAAGATTAAATGATGAAATTAAAGGAAAATTAATGAGTTTGAATATTGAGGCAATAAAATGAAAACAGTTTTAGTAACAGGTGCTAATGGACTACTTGGTTCGGCAATTAAAAAAAATTCGGTAAATTATCAGTATAAATTTCATTTTATTGGAAGAACTGAATGTGATTTAACGTCACAGATACAAGTACAAAATTTAATTAATGAAATTAAACCAAATTATGTAATACATACTGCGGCAAGTGTTGGAGGTATCGGTTTAAATATATCTAAACCTATAAACCAATTCTATAAAAATCTTTTGATGAATAGTTTTTTAATCCATGAGAGTGCATTAAATGGGGTGGAGAAGTTTATAAATTTCTCATCTATTTGTGCTTTTCCGGGTAATATTACATCAATAACTGAAGATTTATTACATGAGGGTACTCCATTCCAAGACCATTTTTCATATGCACAAGCCAAAAGAATTTCAGACATCCAGATTGAGATTTATAATAAAAATTTTGGACTTAACTATATGTCGTTAATTCCAACAAACATTTTTGGTGAAAATGATAACTACAATTTAAATTTTGGTCATGTTATACCATCATTAATACACAAGTGTTATTTAGCTAAAAAAACAAATACACCATTTATCGTTTGGGGTGATGGAACCGCTATTCGAGAATTTATATATTCAGATGATTTGTCAAAAATTTGTTTAGATATATTATCAATAGATACACCACCCCAAAAAATTCTTACATCTAACTCAATACCATTAACAATAAATCAAGTTGTTAATAAAATTTGTGAAATATTCGATTATAATAATTTAGTTTGGGATACAACAAAACCAAATGGTCAATTGATTAGAAAAACTAACAATAATGTACTAAAAAGTGTGTTACCTAACTTTAATTTCACTGATTTTGATATTGCGTTAGAAAATAGTGTTAGATGGTTTATTGACAATTACCCTAAAATTAGATTATAATTATAAAAATGAAAAAATACACATCACAAGAATTAGTAAATTTTGAAACCTTAATTGGTGATTTATTTAATGAGGGCAAAATAAAAGCCCCAATACATCTATATGATGGAAACGAAGACGAAATGATTAATATATTTGAAAATATTAATGATGACGACTGGATTTTTTGTACTTGGAGGTCACATTACCAATGTTTACTGAAAGGTGTTCCACAGGATATACTAACTAAAGACATTTTAGATGGTAAATCTATTACGTTATGTTATCCCGAATTTAATATCTATTCATCAGCCATTGTTACCGGGAGTATTCCAATCGCAACAGGTGTTGCATTAGACATAAAACGTAAAGGACAAACAAACCATGTTTGGTGTTTTGTTGGTGATATGTCATCTGAAACTGGTACTTTTTTTGAAAACTGGAAATATTCGGTTAATCATGATTTACCTATTACATTTGTTATTGAAAATAACAATAAATCTGTTTGTACTATAACTAGTGAAGTTTGGAATTCTAATGAATTGTTTTTTAAAAATGAAACAAGAAAAATAATTTATTATGAATACGAATCTAGATATCCTCACGCTGGTTCTGGAAAAAGAATACAATTTTAAAAACAAAAAAAAAATGAAATACTTTGATGAATTAAAAAAATCTATGGACTGGTTAGGTCAAAAAAATGATACCTTGTTTTTAGGTCAAGCCGTGGAATATGCTGGTACCGCTATGACTAACACATTAAAAGATATTGATAGAACAAAACTTTTAGAAATGCCAGTAAATGAAGATATGCAAATGGGGTTATCTTTTGGGATGGCCTTAAATGGTACAGTCCCAATTTCAATATACCCAAGGTGGAACTTTTTACTTTTATCGGCCAATCAAATTGTGAATCATATCGATAAAGTTAAATTAATGTCTAATGGTGGATATACACCCAAAATTATCATAAGAACCTCAATCGGTTCTCAAAGACCATTACATCCCCAACATCAACATGTGGGAGATTTTACGTCAGGATTTAAAGCAATGTGTGATTTTGTTGATATAATACGATTAGATGAACCATATCAAATCTTTGAAGCCTATAAATATGCCTATGAAAGAACTGATAATAGACCAACTATTTTAGTAGAATGGGGTGATTATTATAATGAAAAATAAAAAAAAAAATAAAAAAAATGAAAAAAATTTTAGTAGTTTATAATTGTTGTGGAATACGACAGGATAATTTACCAATGTGGACATCACATTTAAACAATATTTTAAAACAAGATTATCAAAATTTTGATTTATGTATTTCAGGATGTTTAATTTCAGAAAACGCAAAATCTTATTTTAAAAGTTTAAAAGACCAATATCAAGATAAAATTATTTTAAGTTTTATTGATGAAGTATTACCAGTTAATATTACGTTTAATAAAACTTGTATTGAATCATCAAAGTATAATGATTACGATGGTTTTATGTATGTTGCATCTGATATTGATTTTAATGATGATGTAAGTGTAATATCAAAGTTAGTTAATTTACATTATAGTAGTAATATTGGAATCACTTCAGCGGTAGTTTCAAATGATTCGGGTATTGATGTTTGGTTAGGTAATCATATACTTAACCAAGTTTTAAATGAAAATCATTTTGAAATCCCGGTTGGTAAAACTTTGAATTTACATTGTATGATATTTGATAAAAAAATATTTGATTCATATGACCAAAAAATAATTCCAGATATTTTTAGAACATATTGTACTGAAAGTGTTTTTTCATTTATCACGTCATCTCTTAGTATGAAGTATATGATTCACAATAAGAGTATTATTCTCACTCATTTAGTTGGTCGTGATGGTAGTAGTGTTGGTTTTAATGGCGCTAGAGGGTGGCAAGATATGTTTAACCCAAACATACCAGTAGAACAAAGATTAATGACACAAGAAGCTAAAGATTGTGGATTTGGGTATGAGGAATATATTGATATTTTTATCCATGATTCCAATAAATATAATGAGGACAACACACATAAAAATCCAGAAATACTTTACAATTTTAACAAAAAAAGTTTATACTTAACTGAACAAGAATTTAATTACAATAATATAAATATACAATTTCTCCCTAAATGAATAAATTTAAATTACCATTAATGGACGATAACATCACAAAAGAAGATGTTCAGTCGTTAGTTGACTTTTTAAGTCAAGAAAAGTTACCAAAATTAACTAATGGACCTAAAGTTTTAGAGTTTGAAAATAGATGGTCAGAATGGTTAGGTATGAAGTACTCTTTAATGTTAAATTCAGGAGCGTCAGCAAATGAATTAACCCTATTAGCCCTTAATTATATATATGGTGAGGGGGAAATCATCGTACCGCCATTAACTTGGATTTCAGATATTTCTGCAGTTCTATTTAGTGGAATGAAACCTATTTTTTGTGACATTAACCTAAAAAATTTATCTTTCAATATAGATAAATTAAAAGAGTTGATTACCCCAAATACCAAAGCGATTTTTTTAACACACGTTTTAGGTATTAATGGTTTAACTGATGAACTTATTGAAATATGTGAAAAAAACAACATTATATTAATTGAGGATGTTTGTGAATCACATGGTACAACATTTAAAGATAAAAAAGTTGGTTCGTTTGGTTTTGTTAGTAACTTTAGTTTTTACTTTGCACATCATATGTCAACAATTGAGGGTGGTATGATTTGTACTAATGATGAGTATTTTTATCAAGTTTGTCGAGCTTTACGTTCTCATGGTATGGTTCGTGAAATGACTGATGATAACTTAAAAGAAAAAATAATTTCAGAAAACCCAGAACTTAATAGTGATTTTATTTTTTTAAGACCATCACATAACTTTAGAAGTACAGAAATTAACGCAGTTTTAGGTTTATCTCAAATAGGTCGATTGGACTCTAACAATGAAATTAGAAAATCAAACTTTAATCATTTTATCTCAAAACTAGATTCAAATAAATACATTACTGATTTAGATACTGAAGGTCAATGTAACTACGCTTTTATAATTATCCTAAAAGAAGGTACATTTGAAAAAAGAAATCAAGTTGAGTTAGAGCTAGCCAAAAATGGAATTGAGTTTAGAAGAGGTTTATCCGGAGGTGGCAATCAACTAAGACAACCTTTTATTAAAGAAAACTTTGATATAAACTACGATGATTTTAAAACTATTGATTATGTCCATAATTTTAGTTGGTATGTAGGGAATTACCCAACATTAACAACTTCAAAGATAGATAAATTATTAGAAGTATTAAACAACATTTAATAATGGATGAGGTTATTGTTTATGAAAATAGTTCTTTTAAAGATGAACGGGGTGAGTTATGGACTATTTGGGAAAAATCTAAATTCACACCTAATCTAATTTTTAATCACGATAAAGTTGCTAAATCAAAAAAAAATGTTTTAAGAGGTTTACATGGTGATTCTAAATCGTGGAAACTTATTACTTGTTTATATGGTGAAATATTTCTATCGGTAGTTGATTATAGAGAATCTTCACCAACATACTTAAAACACATTAATTTTATTCTTAATGATGTGAACAAAAAAACGGTATTAGTACCACCAATGTTTGCTAATGGACATTTAGTTTTAAGTGATGAATGTGTTTTTTATTATAAATGGGCTTATGAAGGAGATTATCCTGATGTTGATGAACAATTTTCACTTAGATGGGATGACCCTAAATTAAATATTGAATGGCCAACCCAAACCCCAATTCTATCTGATAGAGATAAAAACTCAAAATTTTTATAAAAATGAATGAATGTTATATTGTAGCATTAAAAGATGAAGTTAATGGTAAAAATGAACTAAATGGTAAACCTATTTTTTATTCTGGTGTTGGTAAATTAAATGCCGCTCTATGTATGATGGATGTAATTAATAAAGGTTATGATAGTATTATTAATATTGGTTCCTGTGGGTCTAAAAATCATAAAGTTGGGGAGTTACTAAAAGTTGGTAAAGTTTACCAAGATATTGACGTTAGACCAATTTCTGATTATGGGATTACATCATCAGAATCTGAAAGATATATTTTATTAGACGATAGTTCAGGCATAAGTTGTTTTACCACTGATTATTTTTTTGACCATAATGATATTGAAAGATATTCAAATGAATACCTAAATATGGTTGATACAACATCAATCATAGATATGGAATGTTATAGTTTAGCCAAAGTAGCTAATTATTTTAACATAAATTTTAAATCGTATAAATGGGTTTCAGATGATGGTGATTTTAATCAGTGGATAAATAATTGTCGTTTAGGTCTAGAAAAATATTTAGATTTAATTAAACTATAATTATATTTTTAAAAATGATAGATAAAAAAAAATACGAAAATATTAACGTTTTAGTTATTGGAGATACTTGTATTGATAAATTTAGTTATGGTAGTGTTGTACGTTTAGCCCCCGAAGCACCAGTACCAGTAATTAATCCTGAATACTCAACCGAAAATAAAGGAATGGCGGGTAATGTTGATGAAAACATTAAATCAATTGGGGGAAACGCAATCTTATTATCCAATTATGAATCAGTTATAAAACATAGATTAGTTGATAAACGTAGTAATCAAATATTATTAAGAATTGATGAAAATGATAAAGTTTCTAGAATAGATAGAGAACTACTAATAAGAATTAAAAATAATCACTTTAACAATGTTAAAATTGATGCCATCATAATTAGTGATTATGACAAAGGTTTTTTAGATGAGGAAGATATTCAGTTTATTTGTGAAAATAATACCAATGTATTTATTGACACTAAAAAGATATTAGACACTTGGTGTGTTAATTCAACATTCATAAAAATAAACCATGTGGAGTATGAACACACTAAATTTAATTTAAAAGATTTAAGTATAAGTGATAAACTTATCATTACCTTATCAAGTGATGGGTGTCAATATAAAGACAAAATATATCCAGTTGAGAAAGTTAAAATAAAAGACGTTTCTGGTGCTGGTGATACTTTTATGTCAGCTCTAGTCCTAGAGTACGTTAGAACATTAGATATTGAGAAATCAATCTTATTCGCACAAGAGTGTGCAACAATTGTTGTACAAAAAATTGGTGTTACAACAATTTAAAACCAAAACAAATAACAAATGACAAGAAGAAAACAAGACAAACCATCACCAATTTTAGAGGAAGATGGGAGACAATTAAGTAAGAAAGACCTAATTGGGAAAATAATTAAAAAGAAACCAAAGGAGAAGTTTTTAACTGAAAACCAACGAAAGTATTTTGAAATATTAAAACACAATCAAATTACTATTTGTTCGGGTCCTGCTGGGGTTGGTAAAAGTTATGTTGCAATGAACGCAGCACTATCATTATTAGCTGACCCAAGTAACCAATATGAAAAAATAATTATTGTGAGACCAGCAGTTGAAGCTGAAGAAAAATTGGGGGCTTTACCCGGAAATGTAGAAGAGAAATTAGACCCCTATATTTTCCCATCATATTATTTAATGAATAAGATTATTGGAAAAGAAGCTCGTGAGAAATTAAAAGAATTGGAATTTGTTGAGGTTTTCGCGTTGGCTTATATGAGAGGTATGAATATTGATAATTCAATTCTGATTTTTGAGGAAGCACAAAACTCAACACCAAATCAAATGAAATTACTATTGACAAGGATTGGATTTAATAGTAAATTCTTTATATCGGGTGATTTAGAACAAACGGATAGGTATAAAGACAAAACACATTCTGGACTATGGGATGCTATTCGTAAATTTAAAAATGTACGTGAAATAGGTGTTTTTGAATTTGGTAGTGAAGACGTTGTTCGTAACCCATTAATTAGTCATATATTAGAAAAATACGAAGATGAGAATAGGAATTGAGGTTAATGGTGTTTTAAGAGATACCATTGGTAAATTTAAACAACTTTATGAAAAAAATCTTGTTGAGTTAAATGATGCTGACCCAACTGAGAAAACATTTGAATTAACATTTTCAGGTGAAACTGATGAGGTTGTTGAAATGAATGAAGTTGATGATGTTAAACCATTTAAATATGAAATATTAGGTGAGATTACATCATTAGATTTACAAAATTATTTCTCTTTCCAATCAAAGGATGAATTGTATTCTTTTATGTATGAAGAATATACTATGGAATTGTTTGGTCACGCCCCATCCACCGAAACTTTAACATTTAATTATCTAAATGATTTTTATATGAATTTAAGAGATAATCACGAAATTGTTATTGTATCAGATGAGATAGGTAAATCAAAACCAGCAACCCTATTTTTCTTATCAAAGTTCGGATGTCAGTTAGAAAAGGTAAAATTTTATAGTAATTATACAATAAATTCGATGTGGGATGAAATTGATATTTTACTTACGGCTAATCCTGCCTTATTATTAGAGTATCCATCAAATAAAAAAGTTATAAAATTTGAAACGTCATATAATCAGAATGTTAATTCAGATATTGAAATCAAATCACTTAATGAGTTGGAAAATAAAATAAAAAATTTATTGTAATGTTTAAAATTTTAGGAGAAACCTATTATATTGATTTGGATAAAATGGAATCTTATATCAATATCCCCCAAGAATCTGGGGCTACAGAACAACATATCAGTGTAGTAAAATACGATATGGTAAAATTAATGGCTGAGGTTGTTATGAGTGTTGAGTCAGAAACCGATGAAACTTTAGGGTTAAAAAATTCTGATTTAAGTATCCCATTCAAATTAGCATTTAATACACTTTTAAATAAAAAAATAATAAACAAATATTAATACTATGAATCAAGAACAAGTAGCAAAACTGGAACTTTCAATCCAAAATATGAAAGACAAAAAATCAAGGATTTATTTTATTGTACAAGACACTAAAGGAAATGCTAGAGCGTCAATCTCATACATTTATAGATTAGCTATGTCTTTACTAAACAATGGTTACAACGCCATCATATTACATGAAAAACCTGACTACACTGGTGTAGGGGAATGGTTAGGTGAAGAATATATGACTAAGTTACCTCACACAGCAATTGAAGGTCAGAATTTAGAGGTCGCACCAGAAGATTTTATTGTTATCCCTGAATTATTCGGTTATATTATGAGTCAAGTAACTAAATTACCTTGTGGTAAAATTATTCTATCTCAAGCATATGACCATATACTAGAAACACTTCAACCAGGTGAAACTTGGACACAACTAGGTTTCTTAAAAGTTATCACAACATCTGAAGCACAAAAAGAATTTATTGATAATTTAATGAAAAATGTATCGGTTGATATTTTACAACCATATGTTAGTGAAAGTTTTTATAAACAAACATTACCACCAAAACCAATCGTTTCTATTCACACTCGTGACCAAAGGGATACTATGAATATAATAAAAACATTTTATATTAAATACCCTCAGTATAGATGGATTACATTCCGAGATATGAGAAATTTGAGTGAACATCAATTTGCTGCTGGAATGAGAGATACTTGTTTGTCAGTTTGGGTTGATGAAACAAGTGCTTATGGTACTTACCCCCTTGAATCAATGGTAACTGGTGTTCCGGTATTAGGTTTAGTACCAAATTTAGTACCATCTTGGATGAATGAAAAAAATGGTTTTTGGATTAACAATAAATTACAAGCGGTTGACGTGATTGCTGATTTCATCCAACATTGGCTTGAGGATAACGTTAATGAAGAACTTTATACTGAAATGGAAAAAACAGTTACGGAATTAAAAACTAAAGAAGATTTTGAAAAAGAAGCTATTAGTTTATTTGATGGTTATATCACCACAAGATTAACCTCATTTGAAGAACAACTATCTAAACTTGAAACAATTGAAGAATAATATGGAAAATGTAGAAAAATTTGATATCTCGGTAATTTTACCGATTAAAACTAATTTAGTTAATGACTTTGAGGATTACTTTACAAAAAGTATTGAATCATTAAAAATCCAAAAAACTGGTATTAATGAACTGGTAATTGTTGCGTGTGATACTCAACCATTAATTGAATATCTTAATGGTTTTGACTTTGGTGATATAAACGTTAAGATTTTACCTTGGGAAGGTAAACCAAGTTATACTGAACAAATTAACTATGGTGTAAACAACGCCACTTCAAAATGGGTGTCTCTATTTGAATTTGATGATGAATACTCAACAATATGGTTTAAGAACGTTAAAAAATACTCCGAATCATATTCTGATGTTGACGCTTTCTTACCAATAGTTGTTGATACAAACGATAATGGTCTTTTTGTTGGTTTTACTAATGAAGCAACATTTGCGGCAAATTTCGCGTCTGAAATAGGTATTCTAACAAATGAAACACTTTTAAATTACCAAAATTTCCAATCATCTGGTATGGTAATTAAAAAAGATGTATTTATTAAGTACGGTCTATTTAAACCATCATTTAGATTGACGTATGTATGGGAAATGTTTTTGAGATTGACATATAACTCAGTTAAAATAATGTCAATACCAAAGATTGGTTACAAACATCTAAATTTAAGAAGAGGGTCAATTTTTTGGAATTACAAAGAAGGAGAAGAAGTTTTAACACCTGATGAGGTTAAATTTTGGATTGATTCTGCGAAAAAAGAACACTTCTATATTAAAGAAAGAGATATAAAATATGAACCCGAAAATGTTTAATGGTCGATGAAAATAATTCAAATGATGGAAATGTTGAGTTAAAAAAGAAAGGTAGAAAACCAAAACAAAGTAATTATTTTGATATTCAAGAAGAAATGGCGGTACTGGATTTCCTTGCCGCCACTACTTATGAAGAAAAAAATAAAATTTACAATCAGTTTCTGAAAAAACCTTTAGATAAAATGATATCTTCAATTATTAGAAGATACAAATTGTATAGAAAAGATATGGATTTTGATGAAATCCATGTAGATACTCACTCATTTTTGATGACTAAAATTGAAAAATTTAAACCATCAAAAGAAAAAAAAGCTTATTCTTATTTTGGAACAATATGTAAGAATTACTTAATGGGTCAAATTATTAAAGACCAAAAAGATACTAATAGAAAAATATCATATGAGGATATTTCTTCTGACTTAGAGAATAATGAAAATTTTTCATATACGATTGAAAAGGACACTTTAGATTATGAATTAGTCATTCAAAAGTTACTGGCAGAACTTGATGAATTTATAAAAAATGAAAAGTTATCTGAGAATGAATATAAACTAGGTGTCGCGTTATTTGAAATATTTGAAAACTATGATAACATTTTCATAGGTAATGATAATAATAAGTTTAATAAGAATTTAATACTACTATCACTAAGAGAACAAACAAATCTAACAACCAAAGAAATTAGAAGCTCAATGAAGAAATATAAAACCATATATTTAACATTGATTCAACAAATGATAAAATAAATTCAATATTGAATATTTATAAAGTATGGGAAGACCAACAAAAAAAGAAATTAATTTAACAACAGAATCAATGTTATCATTGATGCAAGAAATCTACAATGAATTGGTGGAACAAAGAAACACTGCCATAAGAATTCAAAACAAGATGTTAACTATGATGAAAGAACCAGAAGATATGACACTGATTGGTCCAGTAATCGAAAAACAACAAAAAATAATTAATGACTGTGTAGAAAAAAAATTAACCCTTTCTAAACTTCAGTCAACAATTTGGGAAAAATCAAAGAATCACGAAAGTAATGAAAATTTTACTTTGTCTGATATAGATATGGATGATGAAATGATTAAAAGTTTGATTGAAAAAGATGTTAAAAACCCATCAAATGGTGGGTCATATAAAATGTAATATTTTCATCAATGGCAGTAGATTCTTCAGCAGGTTATAATCAAGTCAAAAAAAAACTTGAATCCACCAAAGCATACAAACAATTACAAAATGATTATAAAAAAGCCAAAAAGAAGGCTGGGTCGGCATTTGAAGCGTCTAATAATAATTTATCTCAAAACATTTCAAAAATAAGTGGTAACACTAAAAACAAGATAAATCAGAAAAAAACACAACTTGATGAATTATTAGATATTTTTGATATATCAGGTAGTCAAAGTTTAACATATTTAAAAAAGAAATTTTTATTAGCTTTAAAGAATTCATTACCCGAAATATTAGAATTATTACTTAAAGAGTCCATTAGTGCGGTTGGTTGTGACCAACAACAAGCTTATGCTGGTAATCCATCAGATTCAGACGGTCAATTAATTTATGTGAAAGTTTCATCTGTCGATTTTTTTGGTTTATTAAAAACTGACCCCTCAACTAAAGCCGGTAAATTATTGTACGAAAAAGGTAATGTAAATGTACAAAAAAACCCATTTCAGATGAATAAGTTATTGTACTCAACAATACAAAGTACTAACTCATATTACACTGACTATGGTCAAAATTATTTAGGCCTTTCAGGTCAAGAATTATTTAATATTCAGTATGTTGAGATTAACCCATTAACTGGTGTTGGTGGTGGATGGTTTGCGATATCATTAAAAAATCGTGTAGGACCAAATTTAGTTAGTGACTTTTTTGTCGATTACTATAAAACCATTAAAATTTTTGATGACCACAATGTAATATCTTGGCTTATGGATGCCTTAGTGGGATGTCTATCAATTAAAATTGGGGATGGGGATTTAAAAATAAATGATAAATCAAAATTCTTTTTAATTATCCAAAGAATTTTAGGTTTGTGTTTTGATAATAGAACCGAAATAGATACTAGTGGTATTGCTAAACTTTCAGCGACTGATGGTATTGATGACTCATTGTTTGAATTTAATGAGATTGATTTAAGAAATATTGACCAAAGATTGGTAAACATAAAAAAAGGTGTTGCTGTTTTTGAATCTTGTGATAATTTAGAATTACCAATTAATACTGATGGTCTTGTTGACAATTTAGAAAACCTTATATATACCCCGGATAATGAATTTTTAAATGCGGTTGATAATTTGAATTCATATATTATTAAAGAACCACAAAACGAAGATGTTAAAAAAACATTTGGAATACAAGTTTTTGATAAAGATTTTATTAAAAAATTAATCAATGGTGTTGCGGGGGCTTTATTCTCGCCCAAAATTATTTTACCAATATTCATAATGATTAAAGCGGTTCAGAAAACAGTTGATGATACAATATCAACAGCTGAGGAGTTCTGTAAACAATTTAAAAGATTTACTAAAGAACTTATATCAAAAATTGCCGCAATATTCATTAAAGAGTTATTCAATGTAATTAAAAAAGACATTAAAAATTTGGTATTGGGGATTATTGCGGATATCAGTAAGGAAAAAATAAGAAAAAAATACTCAATGATAGTTGTCTTAACTAAAGCATTGATTGCAATAGGTACCGCCATAAGTTTAATACGAGATTGGCGAAGGTGTAAAAGTATTGTTGACGAATTACAAGTACTCTTAGCGTTAATTGAACAAAGTAGGGTCTCAAAAGGTAGGGATGTACCATTACCTTTATTGCTAGCTTCTAGATTATTGGATGGATTTTCAAAAACAAGAGCTTATATTGGTACAATACAAGAGTTACAAGATATTGGTATTCCAACAGGACCTATGCCCGATGGAAGTCCAAATTTAACAATGTTAGCAATGTATTCTCAAATTACTGGATATGCCAATGAAGTGGCGGATAATGGTAAAGTACAAATTGGTGTTGACCCATTAACAGTAACACCTATTGGTGTAACAATACCAAAAGGTGTTTATGGAAAATTCATATAATATGACAAATAATAATGAAATTAATAAAGCGTTAGAAATAATTAAAGATTTTAAAAACCACTCAAATCAAGATTTGGTTTTTGCGATGGAAACAATTAACAAAGATTTTGAGTACACTAAAGATACTTTAATTAAATTATCTCATCATTTAGATAGATTAGAACTAACTTACAACACAATTCTTAAAGAATATCAACAAAGAACTAAAAGTGTATAATGGCGAATTACGATAGTGGTGAAATAGAAAGAATAGTATTAAACTCATTAAGAAAGTTAAATACAACTCAAATAATTTTTCCGGGTTACGTTAAAGATAACCAAGACCCAATGATGCTTGGTAGATTAAGAGTTGTACCTGAAACTAAAGATTATGATGCTATTGTTAGTGCTATTCCCGATTGGAATGAGGAAAAAATGAAATGGACTTCTAAAGACCCCACTTTATTTTTACCACTATTACCAATATTTTTTAATCAAACACCTAAAATTGGGGAACTAGTTAATATTATCTATCAAGACAAACAATTCCCATTTGTAAATCAATTTTATATCCAAGGACCATTCTCATCACCAATGGCAACCCCATTTGAGAATTTCCAAGCATCAAAAAAGTTTAGTGCGTCTGGTGTTAGAATACAAGATAGTGTTGCAATAAGAAATCAAGATGGTACTTACAAACAAGAATATAGTAAAGGTATTTTCCCTGAACCGGGGGATAATGCTGTTTTAGGTAGAGGTTCCGCGGATTTAATCGTTAAAGAAAATGAAGTTTTATTAAGAGCTGGTAAAACAAAAAATTTAGATAAGTCACAATTACCTAAAGAAAATCAATTTAGAGCATTTCTTCAGTTATCAAATTTTACTCAAACAAAAACACCAGGTGAAGAAGAGAAAGTCATTAATATGGTTGAGAATATCCAATTCGTTAAAAAAATGTTAGTTTGGGATATTATAAATTTAGAAAATAATTCAGACGCATTTACCGGTTCGATTAAACTATATAATGTATTACCTAGTGATTTAACCAAAACAAATAATTTTAAATACGACACCATTACGAAACTTTCTATTGGAACAAATTATGTTGGTCCAATTGAGTCATTTAATTTTGTGGGTAAAACAACTGAAGAGTTAACAATATTGATTAATAATATTATTCAAGGAACTGTTGTAGGTAATATTAGTATTGATGGATATCCAATTGTTAATCCACAAAATATTAATCCAAAATTAACATTCCCATTTATTGTTACCCCCTCTAAATTAACTTATGAAAAAGGGTTTACACAAAAATTCGCACAAATACAAACAAATAATGATATTTTAGAATTAAATAACTATATTAAGATTTCATCTAAAATAACACCAGTTGGTAACTCAATTGCCAAAGGATTTTTCCTTGTATGGTCAAATGACCAAGGTGTTCCTAAAATTGGAATACAAAAAGACATTCAATTAGAAACATTAACCCCAATTAATATCACAAGTCAAGACATTACTTATGGTGCTCTTGGTGCTCAAAAATTATATCTATTAGCCCAAGATGCGAGTGGACCAAAAGGTAGTGTCGATTTGAAAAATACAATTTATGGTATCCCACAAGATAATTTCATTGGGGGGTCAAATAATAGTGGAAGTATATTCCAACGAACTTACCCAACAGTTAGGGGTGATGAATTAATGACATTACTTATGAAAATGTTTGATTTTGTAACTGGTCACGTACACCCAATCGCGACAATGGCTCCAGTACCAATTGCATTAGGTAATGGACAATCAACTGCGGAGATTTATCAAATACTAGCAAATTCTGAAAATACAATTCTAAATCAAGAAATCAGAATTAATTGATATTTATATGAAAAAGATATAATGTCAATAAATAATTCTTACTTCAGTAGAAATAATACAATAATCTCAAATAGTTATACCAATACTGGTAGAAACCCCGTAACCGAATTATTTTATGGTGCGGCATCTGTAAATTTATATCCAAGTGGATATAGCAGATTTATATTTGATTTAGATTTAACCCTATTACTTGAAAAGATTCAAGATGGGACAATCACCACTGGTTGTACCGATGTGATGACACATACACTAAGAATGACAAATACTGGTACTTTTAGTAATTTGTTAAACACAACAACATCCCAAGGTAGATTGAGAGCAACATCATTTGATTTAATCTTATTTAGAATCCCATATTATAATTTAGACCCAGCTCAACCACAAAATTGGGATGAAGGTGTTGGTTATGATTTCGCGGATTTATTATACGAACCAAGTATTGATAAAAATTTTTCAGATAGACCATCAAATTGGATACAAAGAACAACAATCAATAATTGGGAAGAACCTGGGATTTATGATAACAAAAATACTGGGATTATAAATTATAATGATTTAACTATTGTAGATACCCAACACTTTGAATTTGGTGATGAAAATATCGCATTTGATATGACAAGTGAAATAAACTCAATTATTGATGGTACATTGACAAATGTGACTGGTTGGGGAATCGCTTTTAAACCACAAGTTGAAAACTTATCAGGTTTAACTGAAAATTATGAAGTACAATTTTTCACAAGACACACTCAAACATTCTACGAACCTTTTCTTGAGACAACTTATAATGATTTGATAGATGATGATAGAAATACATTTTCTTTAGGTAAAGTAAATAAACTTTATTTATACCTTTATGAAGATGGAATTTCATTTAACTTAGATTCAAATCCAACAGTTACAATCAGTGATTCAAATGGGACACCAATATTAGGTTTAACTAATCTAGCAACATGTAGAAGAACAAAAGGTGTTTATGAAGTGGTAATCCCCCCAATGATTGGGTATAAAACACCTTGCACATTTATTGATACTTGGTCAGGTTTATATATTAATGGTTTTAATATTCCAAATGTTGTTAATGAATTTACTGTTTATCCAGTTAAAAAAGTATTTCAAATTGGGACAAAATCAATTGACCCAAAAATTTATGGGTTTGATTTTTATGGAATAAAACAAAATGAAAAGATTTATAATAGTGATATTAGAAAAGTAGGTGTGGTAATTAAACAAGCATACACAGCACAAAAATTAGCGGAAAACGTAACATCTCACTATAGAGTATATGTTAGAGAAGGTCAAACTGAAGTAGAAGTACAAGGATGGACCAAAGTTAATAAAACACCAAATGAATACTACTTTATTTTTGATACAAGAGATAAAATACCAAATGAATATTTTGTTGATATTAAAGTTCAAAGTAGTAATGAAATCAACACTTACAAAAAACAATTGAGATTTCAAATTGTAAATGTGAAATATTTGGAATAAATAGATATTTATAAAATAAAGAAATGGGACAAACTAGTGCAAATACCGAATATATAATGTGTGCAATCGTATGTACATCAGGCGGAACAGGTTCTTCTGCGACAACTCAAACAACACCTCATGCTATCTATTCTAATTTAACAGGAGGTACTGTAGTTCAATTAAATACAGTTGAACTTGGTGGGTTTAATGGCGTTAATAATTAATCTATGAAAAAAATTGTAAAACTAACTGAAAGTGATTTGACAAGAATTATTAAAAAAGTTGTCAAAGAACAAGAAATGAATAACACAAGATATATGTTTTTCTCAAATTTAGAACAAATGAGAAGACAATGTGATATTCTTCTTAATATGGATGAGAATGAAATTAATGAGATTTTAGAAAATGGTCACGATTGGGCACAAGACCATATTGCTGAAGCTAAAAATAATATGGACCAAGTTTTTGATTTCTTAATGAATGAAACAAAAGGTGATGATAACCATTCTGATATGATGGAAGATAATGACCAATCTGAAGATGAAGCATTAGCCATCAGTTTAGATAACCCCAATTTAGGTTTGGCAATGTCGGTTAACGAAACAAATGATTTAACAGAAAAAACAAAAAAAAACAAACCAACAAATCCAAAACTTTGGCAACAATGTTTAAATTGGGCTAAAAGTAGATATAAAGTTTGTCCAAGTGCTTATTGTAATGGTGCCGCCGCAAAAAGATACAAATCTAAAGGTGGTAAGTGGAAAAAAGTTTAACGTTTTAAGTTTATCCATTATAAGGGTTGGAAATGTGAATATATTAAGGTAACCATAAACTAATAAAAAAAAATTAATCCCAAATGTAAAAGTTTGGGATTTTTTATTTATCTTTGTCGTAAAATTAATAATTATGGAAAATTTTTTAAAACGACAATGGAGACGTATTTCAGTTAGGTATAAACTTTGGCTTAGATACAAAAGTTTCTCACGCAACGAAAGTAATTACTCATTAAAGAATGAAATTACTTGTAAATCAATCTGTCATAAATTAATAAACCACGACGGTTCAAAGTTTTTAATCGCCCCCATTTCGGGTAAACGATATATTAAAAACGAAAATCTTGGGTTATTTGTTGTATTGGAAGATAGACGAGTTACAATCACAAATCATATCTATCACTATGATGTAGTTTTTAGTGAAAGAGATTGGGATAGAATTACCAAGATGTACGATAATAAAACCGAAAGTATTCGTTTGGATTATGAAGGAGAAATGATGTCACAAATTAATCATTCCTTACAAACAATCTTGGAAAAATTGGGTTAAGATTTTGTTCTTCTGATTTCACTCATCAATTTCTTCACGAGAAGGTCAATTCCTTCGTTTTTAGAGGACTTTTTAGGTTTGTACGATACCATCTTAGGTTTGTTACCAGTACCCACCTTAGAATGAGTTTTTTCGGCCTTTCTTTTTTGTTGACAAGCTGAACGTTTTTCAGAATCGGACATTTTTCCCGCAACACCAGCGGCACGACATTTTGGGTAGGCTTTATCAGTAGCTTCTGACCGACCACATGGGGGATGTTTACCATTCTTATCTCTACTACAGATATTAACCCAAGGTCCTTTAGGTTGATTACTACCCTTTGGTTTTTTCTTTGTTCCAAACCAAACGGCTAAATCCTCTTTTAATAAATCATCAGTTATTTCTATCCATTCATTCATAGGTACAAAAGTTTTATTTTTCCCCGGTGTTTGATTTATGTTATTTCCATCTTCATCACTAGATGTTGAATTGGGGTGTTTTTTAATAAAATTAGTTATTTTTTTAGCTTGTGTTTCTAGTTTTTTAATTTGTTTTCGTCTTTCATCCATTTTTCCATCATAACTATCATAAGCTAATAATGGACTATCATAACTTGAAACTGAATCAGTATATGGTGCTAATATATCTTTTTTAAATTCCCTCATTCCGAGTACTAATGGTGCGATATACGAACCTCTACCACCACTACTATCACCAGTAGCCTCTTTAATATGGATTTTATTATTTTTCATTCTTATATTTATAAATATCTAATACTTTGAAAATGGAAGAAAATGAATTATATGGTAAATTGTTTGAGACAATCCCACTATACACTAAAGACCACTTGGATGTTTTAATCCAATCACTAACCCCCGATAATGCTCACCATATTTTAATTCACGCGGTTAAATATGGTTTCAGTAGAAATATCTATACACTTGGGGAGTGTGAGGTTATTTCCAAATCAATTAGAATGTTAACCGATATCCCAACTGAAGAAACAACTAAAGAAACGACTGAAGATTAAACTTCACCACCATCAGCCGCGATATCATCTGTAGGAGTGTATTTCGGTTGTTGTACTTGTTGTTGTGGTTGACCCAAATTAATTCCTTTTTGTTTCATTGCTTTTTCTAAAGCCATCATAGTTTTTGGACCTAATTTACCATCAGGTACTAATCCCGCTTGATATTTTTCGTTTAATGCGTCTTGTAATAGCTTAACTGTTGCATTATATACCCCTGGAATAATCTTTTCCCCTTGAACAACTTGTTGTTGTTGTGTGGTTTGTGGTTGTTGTTGTGTGGTTTGTGGTTGTTGCGTAGTTTGTGTTTTTGGTTGTTGTGTAAGTTGTTGTAATACATTTTGAAAGTTATCGGGAATACCATCCATATTAGTATCTTGCTCTTTAATTACAAAACCTTCGTGAAGATTTAGTATACGTTCTTTTTCTTCTTTAGTTATTTTAAAGTTTTCCATTCTTATAATTGTTGAATAATTTTATTTAATGTTTCTGTATCAAATGAACCAGTTTCGGCAACACCGATTGATTTTTGTACATTTCTAATTGATGGTGTAATATCAACTTGTCTTCTTTGACCCCCCATTCCACCACCTTGTTGTGTAGCACCTTGTTGTGTAGTACCCTGTGTTTGTTGTGTTGAATTACAAGCCCAATTACTATTCTTATAATCTTCCCAACTTTTATGTCCACAATTTTTAGCTCTCTCCACTTTTTGTTCAGGTGTTAGAGGTGTTTTTGTTTCAGTACTAGATGTAGCCGAAGGGGTTTTAGTTGATTGACAAAATTTACTTTTAAGAGTACTTGTTAATAATTTTGTATTATCTTCATCATAAGGTTTACCCGTAACATAAAATTTTAAATCAGAACATTTAAAAATCGCCTCTATCGTTTGATAAGTAGTAATCATCAATTGGGGATTTTGCACACCCTTTTGAGCATAAAACGAAGCACCCCCAGTTGTTTTAGTAAATTTGGTTTTAGGTGCTATCGAATATTCTCCCCCACCAATCGTAAATAATTTACTTGTAATAAATTCATTACCACGTTTAATTTCTTTACTACAAATTTCTTTATCTAATCTATTTGCCAATTCATTTTTAGAACCCATTTCAGGTGCGTCATTTGAAAACTCCCCAGAATAAGCTGCAACATAAAAAGTTTTTTTAGAACAATAGTAACTAATATTAGTTGTTACACCTTTATTAACTAAAACATTAGTTGCCCTAGCAATTTTATTTCCCTTTTTATCCACAACAAGTTTAAAAATAGTGTTTTGGGGAATTTCAGCGTATTGAGTTCCAGATTTTAAATGATTAACTTTTGATGTAGTTATTGTTGGTATTACATTTTTAGTGGTATCTTGTTCAGATACTATATCCAAGTATTGGGTTTTAGTTCTTTCCTCATGTAAATTCAATATTCTTTTGATTTCAGAACTATCTATTTCAAATAAATTTTTCATATAAACGATTTTATTAATAAATATCATAAAAACTAAAAAAGGGTTAGAAATTAATCTAACCCTTTCATATGTTCTATTGATTATTGATTATCTCAATTCTCTCAAGTCAAATGTACGAACACCATCAACAGTAATTTTCGCGTAAAATCTATTATTTACCATTTTTTTCGCGTAACGTGTCATTATACCTTTGATAGGTGTAAAGTTGAATGGGTTATACATTGTAGGTGTTAATTGTAGAGGTACATATGGTGCGTAGATGTAACCTGTGTCTAACAATGATGTTCCTTTGTGTCCAATCAAAACTGTGTTTGGTGGGAAATAAGGGTCACGGTAAACTTGGTAACGACCAGCTAATGTTCCAACTCTTTCAATACCCATATTGTATTGGTCTTGCTCAGGAGACGCGTTAGATACGTGGAAGTATTCTAAATCGTCAAAGATAGCAGAAACCTCAGATGATACAACAATCCAGTTAGCACCACCTCTCAATGTTGATTTGTGGATTTGTGCTGACAATTGGTTGATAGCTGTAATCAAAGTTTGGTTCCAATCTTTTTGAGTGTAAGAAGTTGTGTTAGACAATCTTCTCCATCCATTGTAATCCCAACGTAGAGTCCAAGCCGCACCTTTACGTAAATCACGTAAAATTTCACGGTCAATCTCTGCTGCAACTTGTTCTGACAACAACGCTGTCAATTCAGCTTCAGCATCAATGTTATGGAATGCAGCTACGTCTTGAGCTAATTCAGGAGACCATTGTGCTCTTAGTTTTCTTTCAGTTACAGATACTGTTACAGAATCCAACTCGAAAGATACCTCACCAATTTTGTCTTCGAATTCCAATTCTTCATAACGTCTGAACGCATATTGAAGTGGAGTTCCTGACCAAGCAGCAGTTGTGATAGTTGCACCTGAGTATCCATCAATAGTAGAAGTGTTAGAACAAGATACACATACTGGTACTTGAGCGTCAATTTCTAAATAGATAATACCTGTTGGTGAACAGATGTTGTTAAATGAACCACCATTACCATTTGTAGGCCAAACAGTATTAGTTTGAGTTCCATATTGTACAATACCTTGACCATATTTTTGAGTAACAACTCTAAATAATAGTGGTGCGTATGTACTAGAACCTAATTGTGTTGCAACTGTTGCGTTTGTAGTATACAATCTCAAGTCAGATAAGAATGCTTCGTTATCCATTTCTTGTCCATCAGGACCGATAAGTTTACCAGCACCTGTGTTAGTAAATCCTGACAACGCTACGATTACTTTTCTAAACTCACCTGCTGTATAAGCAGAAGCAACTAAGTTACCACCAGTCCAAGCAACTGTTTGTAAGTTACCAGTGATAGCAGACCAACGTCCTTTAGAGTAGTCAAATAATCCTGGAGGGTCTAAACCAGCTTCAGAACCTTCGTAGAATAAATCATAAAGGTTTTTAGCATAAGCAGGGTTGTAGTTACCTGTAGTAACATCATAACCATTATTTGCACTACCAGTACCAGGGTAGTTACCCGGAGAACCTATAGGTGCGTAGTGTTCACCTGAACCACCAGCTTGAGTAGCGTCAGTGAAAGTACCACCTGAGTATCCTTGGATTTTAGGTACGAAGTAGAACAATTTACCAATAGGTAAGTTCATAGCTTGTACTGATACGATATCATTCGCCAATAATTTAGAGAAAACACGTCTAACGATAGGGAATACAACAGTTTCGAAAGAACCTGATGATGCGTCAGATGTTGCTTCATTAATTAAAAATGATGCTTGATTTTCATATAATTGTGCGACATTTTCTTTTAGATGTCCTGCAAGACCATCCAAAAACCCTAATTTGTCCCATTTGTTAATAGTATCTTCTTTAATAACTTTTAGGTGTTTTAACCCAATGTTACCAACAAGACCTGATTCTAATAATGCTCCCATTGTTTTGTTTTTTTTTATTTTTATTGTTTATTTTTATTTTAATTTTGACATCAAATCCTTCATTCTCATAAATTGAGGGTTTTCATAAGTTTTTGATTCAATTAAGTTAACTGCAGAACCATTAGTTGGAGTACTATTAAGTGCTCTATCCATAGATTCATTCATTGGTTTTGAAGTAGTACTACCTAATTCTTGTTTTATTGTTCTATACAAGTTTTTAGATTCTTTAATTGATTGAACATCGTCAAATCTTTTTAGAATATTGATTTTTTCTTGTTTTGTAGTTGTATGTTCAGTAAACAAACGTGTAGCATAAGCTAGATTTGAATTAAACACTGCAACCTCATTCAATTTATCTCTGAAAAGATTTAAAGCTTTTCTATATTCCTCATTTTTTTCTCTAAGAATTTGTACTTCTTTATTGTTTGTATTTTCGAAAGTAAGATTTCTATTTGGAGTTATTGCTTTACGAAGACCACGACCAGATTTAGAACCATTTCCATATGTACGAGAAGCTTCTTTAGTTTCTGTTTTCTTAACCATCTTGTTTTTACCAAGTTTGTCACCAGAATTTTCACCTTCTTTGTACTCAAATTTAGCTTTACCAGTACCCATAGTTTTTGGACCTTGTTTCATTTTTGTTTTAAATCCTTGACCTTGGTTAGGTTTTGCGTCATATTTGAATTTTGGTTTTCCGATTCCACTTCCTTTAGGTTTAACTGACATAGATTCCATAACACTATCTAAATCATAGTTTTCCATTTCCATATCTTCGTCATCATCCTCAAAGTCCATTTCTTCTTCTTCATCCATTTCTATTTCATAAACGATTTCTTCCTCTTCCTCTTCTTCTTCATTCCAAGATTCTTCAAGTTCCTCATCGTCCATTTCAACTTCGTAAACAATTTCCTCTTCCTCTTCTTCTTCCTCATCTTCCATTTCATAAACAACTTCTTCTTCTTCCTCTTCCCAAGATTCATCCATTTCATCACTACTGAACGCTTTGTCAATAATATCAGTTACGTCATCTTCGTCATCTTCATAAGAGAAATCCATATCAAAGTCATCTTCTTCTGATTCACCTACTATCATATATTCGGTATTGTTTTTGTTGTCTTTAAGATTAATATTTCCTGAATCATCTTTTTTAACCACGATTTCATCATCAGGCCCCATTAATTGGAACACACGAAGAACTTCATCAGGGTTTTCCTCACCTGTCATATCAATCACAGGTTCATCAGACATATCCATATCCATATCCATATCAAAATTATCTGTATCCATGTCAACTTCTTCTTCAGAATCCATTTCGTCATCTTCCATTTCAGTATCGTCCATTTCAACGTCTGTGTCCTCAATCTCGTCCTCAACGTCATCGTCTTGTTCTTTAAGAGATTCTTTTACTAGTTCACTGATTTCTTTCGACATAGTTGTAGAAAGTATTCCTTGTGCATTTTCTGCTACCAAATCTTCCAAATTTTTAATTTGGAGTATTGTATCTTCTACTAAAGATTTGTTTTTTTCCATTTAACTGTTAGGTATTTTTAATTATAAATATATCAAAATATAAAAAAGTCCTATTTTCAGACATTTTGTCATATTTTTTTTTAGTTATGGACAAAAAAAAAGGAAGGGGTTAACCTTCCTTTCTATAATTGATAATTATGTATTATTCTATCACCTCATCAATTTTACTTTCTACGATAGCTGTTATCCTCCAATCTTGAGTGTAATGCTCATAGATTTTGGTTATTTTAGCTTCTACATCTGTAGGACTAAATGCTTTAACCAATTTTTCTTCTCTAATTTTTTTAACCTTTCCTGTTTCAGCGTCAGCCGAATCTGTAGTTACTTTTGCAACAAAATACTTTTCATCCATAATTTAATAAATTTAATAACCTAAATAATCGGTTAATTTTTTCATTAAGTCAAGTGATTTGTTACCATTTTGTCCAATTTCTCTTTCTACTCTCATTTTTTTCTCTTCTTCTAAATTTTCCTCAAAGTTAAAACGTTCATTTGGTTCACTAAATAAGTAAGCCCCTGGTGTAGATGGTGATGATACCAAGTCAAAACAAATTAATTCGAAATCATCTTGTACTTCGTTTTGTTCCCCAACTTTTTTAAGTGACCCTACACCACGAGAAGAAATCCCTAGTGTAACACCTTGTCTTAAATAGTTTGCGGCCATATCACCTTTTGTTGATACAATTCCTCTCTCGTGAAATCCGGGACTTGTTAAAAGAAGTAATTTACCCATCAGCACATTACCTTCCCACCATATTTCAGTAATCATATGAGAAACTCTATCTAAGTCAATCAATGATGATTCGGGGTGGTTTAATTCTGATAACGCTGTACCCTTCTCAATCATCTTTTTATAATTGTCAGCTTCACGTTTTAGAACACGTTCAGGATAAATCCTACCATTTCTATTTGGGGTGTTAAATTTTTGTAACACCGCATAAAATTCAAATGGTTTTGAATAATCCAAAAAGTTTTTTGATTCCTTAATTATTTTTGAATTATGTTCATCTTTTGGTGATATATACCCAGCATCGTATTCGACAAGTATTCCTTTACCAGTATCATTGGGTTTTAATATTTTTAAATCCATCGTTTTTTTTTATTAATAAATATTAAACTTTTTCGGTTTTTACGTCATCAATAGATTTTTTACTTTTAGTTAGGTGAAAACTGAAGTAATTATTATTGAATAAGTTCTCATCATAAATCCTATCAATAATATCTTTTAAAGAGTCCTTTAAACGATTACCTTTAAAATCTACATTAGAACAATTCAGAAATAAATTGATTTCGAGGTTCATAAAAGATTTTTTATCTAATGATAATCCACTAGACCTTAAATCTAAATCAACAATAAATTTATCATCAAAAAGATTTCTATCTAGTGATTCGTAAACTGAATGTTTTATTGCTCTACTCATATTGAGAACAACTCTATTCCAGTTTTCTAATTCTAGTAGGGGTTCAACCCAAGTTTGTAAGTTTAAATAGAGTGATTTGAATTCTATGGAATCGACTGTTCCATACATAATTTTGGATGTTTTATATCCACGAATTTTGGAGGTTTTCCCCTTTTTCATTCCTTTTCATATTTTTATGTTTATTTTTTTAAAGTATAAGAATATTTAAAGTTATAATCAAAAAAATAATATATGTTAATAGTAGTAGTAGACAAAAATTCGAATATTGAGAAAGCTCTCAAGATTTACAAGAGTAAAATTATTAAAACTAGACAAAGTTCTAATCTAGTTGAACGAAAAGAGTACGTTAAAAAATCACAGAAAAAAAGAAACGTGCTAGCAAAAGCTAAACACGTTCAAAAAAATTACAACTCAAATAAAGATTAAATATTTTCGTTTAAACTTTTAAGTTTATAATAATTTAACTTATCATATTTTTCAGAATTGATTTTATTAATCGTTTCTACAATTTTTGTTTTTGTTTCAGTATCATCTGAATTTTCACTGATACCTTTTAATTTATCCATAACTTTAGATTTTAGTGAATTAAATTCATTACTTAATTTGTCATCACTTTCAGATAGTAACTCAAATAATTCTTCTCTCTCTGATTCCGATAAATTACTAATATAACTATTTAATGTTTTATTAGCTACAGTCAATATTGAGTCCAAAGGTAAATTAAATGATTCTTTAATTTTTTTAGGTAACTTTTTTAAGTTTTCAGAAATAATTCTCTTACTCTCAATTTTAGATTCAATAACTAATACATCATTAGAAAATAAACTATCGATGTTTTCGTATTTGTTTGGTGTTGCATCTTTTCCAACCCACTTTTTAATAACATTTAATTGTGAAGTTTTAATGTTTGCCATAGTTTTCTCGTATGTGTCAGTACATTCTTTGATAAAACTATCAACCACAGATTCATTTAACCCCTTATTTGAGTTTAGTTCGTCATATAAATAAAATAACTTTGTTACATTTTTATTTGACAATACATAATTTTTAAAATTCTTTAACTCAGATTTGAAAGTTCCTTTAATGTATGATTCCATAAGGACATTTTCAACTTTAGATTTTAATTCACCAAATTTCATTTTTTCTTTTTTTATTTTTATAAATATCAATCATTTAATAGTTTGTTCAACTTTTCTTCAATATCACCTAAAGAATTTTGACCTTTAGATAAATCAATGTATGAATTTTCATCAATAAATGAATCATTCTCAAGTAATATTTTTAGATTATCTCTAGATACTGATTCTGGTGTTACTCCCGCTTCACCACCTGGTTCAGGTCCT